TCCCCGCCCCGCCCGGCCGCGGGGGCCGCAGCCCGAAAACTCACTCCCGTACTAATATATTAGAATCATTCTAAACAAGGAGTCCGAGCATTGGGCCATGAATCAACCCAGATCCCCGAGACGGTCCGCGCGTCCGAGCTGGCCGCCCTTCTGGGCGTCACCCCTTCCACGGTTTCGCACCTCGCCACAGCCGGGCACCTGGTGAAGCGCGGTAGTCGGTACGCGCTGGCCGAGTCGGTCGCGCGGTACTGCACCTATTTGCGCAGCCCGGCCGCCCGCGCAGGCCGCGTCGCCGATGCCCCCGCGGATCCGCTCAAGGCCGCGCGCATTCGTTTCATGGAAGCTCAGACCGCGCGCACCGAGCTTAAAGCGGCGCGCGAGGCGGGTGAACTACTCGACCGGGCCGCCGTCGAAGCGGCGTGGCGCGGCATCTTGGCCGACGTTCGCGCTGGGCTTCTGGCTGTCCCCTCCCGCGTCGGCACCCGGCTCCCGACGTTGACGGCCGCAGACCTTGCCGAGATTGCCGCCGAAATCCGGGCCGCGCTGGAAGCCCTCGCCGCGGCGCCAGAGGCGGCGCAGGAGTCCGACCTATGACGCCCCTTGCTGCCACCCGCCGCGCGGCCATGCGCGCCCTGCAGCCGCCCCCTGTGTGCGATGTGGCGGACTGGGCCGAGGAGACTATCCGACTGCCTGCGAGCGACTCCGCGACGCCCGGTCGCCTTCGCCTCTGGCCGCATCAGCGCGGAATCCTTGACGCGCTGGACGATCCGGGAATCGAGCGTATTTCGGTGCTCAAATCCGCGCGGATCGGGTACACGCAACTCCTAAGCGCGATTATCGCGAATTACGTTGCAAATTCCCCCTGCCCGCTTCTCGTTTTGCAGCCCACCACCGACGACGCGCGCGACTATGCCGTCACCGTGGAATCACTCTTCGAAGCGAGTCCGGCTCTGCGCGGAAAATTAAGCGAGGATTCCGACCCGAACGGGCGCAGCACGATGTTGGCGTGGCGCTTCGCGGGCGGCAGCGTCAAATTCCTGGCCGCGCGGAGTCCGCGAACGTTGCGGCGCCATACCGCGCGCGTGCTTCTAATGGACGAGGTTGATGGCTTCGAAGTCACAAGTGAAGGCGATCCGATCCGGCTGGCGGAAATGCGGACCCAGACCTTCGCCGATCGAAAGATTCTCATGGGATCGACTCCGGTCTTCGACCATGGGCCGATCTCGCGCGCGTACGCGGAATCAGATCAGCGCGTTTACGAAGTCCCTTGCCCGGAATGCGGCGATTTCGCGGAAGTCATGTGGCGGGATCTGAAATGGAATGACGGCGATCCGGAGTCCGTGCGTTGGTGCTGCCCGAACTGCGGGTCACTGGTGCCGGAACGATTCAAATCGCAGATGACCGCGGCGGGCCGCTGGCAAGCAACTCGGCCCGAGGTTCGCGGGCACGCGGGGTTCCGACTCAATGCGCTGATCTCGCCGCATTTCAACGCGAGGTGGCCCAAGCTTGTCGCTGAATTCCTGGTGGCGAAGCGCGACCCCGCGACGCTGCAGGTTTTTACCAATACGATTCTCGGCGAGCCGTGGCGAACCGAAGGTGAAGATCTCGACGAACACGAACTTGCAGGACGGCGGGAATCGTTTTCGCTGGACGCACTCCCGCCGGAATCGTTGATTCTCACAACTGGTGTAGATTGCCAAGACGATAGGTTGGAATCCGTCACAGTCGCTCACGATCGCGACGGCGGGCTTTTCGTTCTCGACCACCGCGTTTTTTGGGGACCTATCGACGGAAACTCGGTCTGGGAAGAACTCGACAGCTTCCTGAAATCGACCTTCCGCCACCCGCGCGGCGGCTCCATCGGAATCGACGCCGCCATCATCGATAGCGGCGACGGCGGGCACACCGACATCGTCAACGGTTTCACGCGCGCCAGATTCTCGCGAAGAATCGTCAGCGGCAAGGGCGCGGCCGGATTTTCGCGGCCGTTCGCCGAGCGTTCTAGTTCCCGCACGGCGCCGCTGTGGCTTGTCGGCGTTGATGCGGTCAAGGCGCAGCTTTTCGCACGTATTTCGCGTGGCACTGGCGTCAGATTCGGAGCGGCGCTGAATCCGGTTTACTTCGAACAGCTTACGAGCGAGCGCCGAGTCGTTCGATACGTCCGCGGGACGCCGCAAGCGCGATTTGAACGGATTCCCGGCAAACGCGCGGAAAGTCTCGACGCAACGGTCTATGCGTGGGCCGCACGGCAGCTTGTGGGCGTCAACTTGGATTCTCGCGAAGCGCAACTCGCATCGCCGGCCGCGCCGAAACCGCGGCCGGTGACGCAGAATTCAACGTTTATGTCCAGATTTGGTCGATAGCTTTTCGACCGAAGATCCAAGCTTCGTACCGAAAGATTTCGCAAAGCGCGCGTTCTGCCCCGCGTCGGGCCGCGGCGCTTTTGGTGTGCGGCTGTGCCTTGGTTGCGAAATATTCGATCATTTCCGCTTCCGAATTCCAAACGTTTTCGATGCAGTCGTCTACGAGCTGGTGCATCGAATGATAGGCGCCTTCTTCCACGAAATTCATGTCAACGTCCTCTTTGGGTTTCGATGAAGAATCGGTAACCGATTCGTCTCGTTAATTCAACGCTCGTTTGTCGTGCTTTTACCAACGCACGAATTTCGTGTTTTCGCGCTTTTATCGCAAGAATTTCGTGTGCACGAATTTCGTGTTTTCGTGCTTTTCTGCTGCGTTTCTCCATTAAATTGCGATGCAGAACATTAAGTGCCTGATAGACCTTGCATTTTAATGAAAAGGGCTGCGCGCGCTTATTTATACTTGCACTCGCGGCGCAGACATGAGAAAAAGAATTTATGAGCGGGGGCGCTCATAGGCGGCCCGGTGGCATTGCTCCGCTCCACCGGGCCGCCGACAAACCGAGGAAAGCCGAATGGAACGCCACATATACGAGTGCGAGCAGATCCTTGCGGAGGCAGTGCATCTGGGCCGGCCCATGGCCTGGGCCGGGAAGGCCATTGTGCAGTATTTCAAGAAACATGGGATGGACATTCCTGAAGACCCATTCTATTTCGCGTCGCGTGGCCAGATTACGCTCGATGATGCATTCGAGTATGACCGGGACTGGTACGAGGCCGCGCTTGCAGAAATCGAGCGCAGTCGGGCGTCGGTGCTGCACTGATGCCGACGATTTCGCAAATTTCGACAGTTCTCGGGGCCGACGCCGCGGAATATGGCGCGCTGCGCAAAGCCGCGGTCGCAGGCGCGTTAGGCCGCGGAGTCGTGATCGACGGTCGCGGCACTCAGACCTTCAGCCCGTATGCAATGTTCTCCGCCGCCCTGTTGCTCGCTCTCGCTCGCGCGGACGTTCACGGCACGGACGCGATCGATCTGGTGAATGAGGCCGAGCCGGAACTGTTCTCTGCGGTCGAGTCGGTGATCGCCGGCGCGCCGGTGCACTTCCGCGTCGCAACCTGGGCGAACGGCACCCGCCTCGCCACCTTCGCGAAGGCGGGCGACCCTCTGCCCAATGACGCCGAGTCGGTGCTCGTTATCTTCGCCCCATCCGTCTGGGCGCGCCCGATTGCGATGCTTCGCGAGGTGGTGTGATGGGGATCCTCTCGCGCCTTTTCGGCACATCCACCCCGCCGCAGCCCGCTGCCGGCCGTGACCTTCTGCGGCGCGGCTTCGACGGCGCCAGCGGGAGCCGCTGGGTCGGCAACGAACGGCTCGGTTCCGTCGCCGCTGAGACGTTGAATGCTGGGCAGACGATTCAATCTCGTGCCCGCTACATTCACGCCAACAACCCCTGGGCGAGCGCTGGCGTCGCCGCGCTGACCGCCGCCTTGGTTGGCCCCGGCATCCGCGCCGCCGGCAGCCCCGAGGCGACGGCCGCCTTCGATCGCTGGGCGGCCGTCGCGGACGCCGGAAGCCAGAGAGATTTTGGGGGCCGGTGGGCTGCTGCGGTTCGCGGCCTGGCGGTTGACGGGGAGTCTTTCCTGCTTCTGGAAGACGGCCCGGAAGGGCTGCGGGTGCGCCTGCTGCCGCCCGAGCTGGTCGATTCGTCGTGCACAATGAATCTCGCTGGCGGCGGCTATGTAATTGGTGGGATTGAGTTTTCCGCCGGTGGGCGGCGCGTGGCCTATTACGTTTTCCAAAACCGGCCCGACCTGCTCGCGGCGAATGTCGAAAGAATTCGGATCCCGGCTTCCGAAATTCTCCATCTCTGCCGGCCGCTTGGCGCCGGGCAGGTTCGGGGCGTGAGTTGGCTGGCGCCGGTGCTGCTGCGGCTCCGCGAACTGGACATACTTGAAGACGCGCTTGCTAAGGGCGTCGCGGTCGCTGCCTTGCACGCTGGCTTCCTGGTCGATGAGAAGAGCACACGGGCGGCCGAGCCTTTCGAAGACGCTGCCGAAGTCAGCCTGGAACCGGGGATGATTCGTCGGCTCCCCGCGGGTTACGACATTCGCTTTTCGACTCCGCAGCAAGCGAGTCAGACTTCCGAATTCGTGCATCACCAGATCAGGGCGATCGCGGCCGGGCTTGGCGTTCCGGCTCACATGGTCGACGGCGACCTGCGGGGCGCGAACTACAGTTCCTTGCGCGCCGGTCTGGTCGCATTTCGGCAGCGGATCGAACAAGACCAGTTCGGCTGCATTATCCCGCAGCTGGTCGCGCCGCTGTTCGAGCGCGTGACCGGTGAGAGCGCGGCGGAATTTTACCCGCCCGCGCAGCCCTGGGTAGATCCACTAAAAGACACGGAGGCAACGGTCGCCGCAATGGCCGCCGGTCTAATGTCAAGGCGGCAAGCTGTCGCGGCACTCGGCTACGACGTGGAACGGCTCGACCGCGAGATTGCCGCCGACCGCACCCGCGAAGCGGCGTTGGGCCTCGCCTTCGGCATGAAGCCTGCCGACCAGAAGGAGTCGCCCGATGCGCTCTGACCTTTTCATCCGTGCCGCCGGCGGCAGTTACAACGCTGAAACCCGGACCTTCGCCGCGACCTTCAGCGCAGGCGCCCCGCGGCAGCTGCGCGATGCGTCCGGCCCCTTCCTCGAAGTCGTCGACCTGTCCGGTTTCGACCCGGCCGCGCTGGTCAGTAAGACGGTCTTCCTCGATCACCGGCACAGCACCGACGCGGCCGTCGGCGTCGTCACGGCCGCCCGGCGCGAGGGCGCCGCCCTCGTGGGCGAGGTGCAGTTGTCTGCCGCGGAGTCCGTCGCGGACGTGCGCACGAAGGTCGCCGAAGGAGTCATCGGCGCCGTGAGCATCGGCTACCGCGTCACGAAATGGACCGAGGGCCGCGACGCCTCGGGCCGCCGCACGAAGACCGCCGCCGCGGGCGAGCTGGTCGAGCTTTCGTTGGTCGGGATCCCGGCCGATCCCGCCGCCGTAATAAGGAGTGAAGGCGCCATGCCGACCGAAACCGAAGTAACCGAACAACAGCAGCCCGCCGCCGATCCGACCCCGGCACCGGCAACCCCGCCGAAGCTGACCATCCGGGCGCACGTCGCCCCGACCGGCAGCGAGGATCCGGCGGCCACCTACGCTGCCCGCGAGGACGCGCTGTTCTGCCGCGCGACCGGCACCCAGCCGTCCGAAGCGGCGCGGCCGTTCATGGGCTTCGGTTTCGCGGAACACGCGGCCCTGGCGCTGCGGAACGCGGGCGAGACCGGGCTGCACCTGCTGAGCCGGGAGGCGACGCTTCATCGGGCGATGCACGGGACCAGCGATTTTCCGGCACTGCTGACAGGAGTCGGCAACCGGTCGCTCCGTGAGGGCTATTCGGTCGCGGCCAGCCCGCTGAAGAAACTCGCAAAGACCGCGCTGGCGTCGGATTTCCGGACGAACGACATTCTGGGTATCGAGGGTTTCGGCACCCTGTCCGAAGTGACGGAACACGGGGAGATCACGGCAAAAACCACGGTCGAAGTGAAGAATGCGTGGGCGCTGAAGACCTACGCCGGTTCGTTCGCCCTGACCCGCAAGGCACTGATCAATGACGATCTCGGCGCCATGGGCCGCGTGCCGGCCGAGCTGGGCGTCGCGGCGGCCGAGACCGAGAATGCCGCGCTGGCCGCGCTGCTGCTGTCGAATCCAATCATGTCGGACGGCAACGCGCTGTTTTCGACCGCCCACGGCAACGAAATGGCGCCGGAAATCATCGATCTGACCACGCTCGACAAGGCGCGGAAAGCGATGCGGCTGCAGGTCCGCGCCGACGGGTCGCCGATCGCCGTGAATCCGAAGCACCTGGTCGTCGGGCCGGAGCTTGAAACGAGCGCGGAAACCGCAACCATGCCCGGACCGACGCCGGCCTGGTACGACCAGAATCCCTTCCGCAACGCGTTTACGGTCGAGGTCGAGCCGCGGATTCGCTCGAAATTCTGGTACCTTTTCGCCGATCCCGCGACCGCGCCCGTCCTGCTGGTCGGTCATCTCGCATCGGCCCCCGGTCCGCAGATTTCGTCCCGCGAAGGCTGGGAAGTGCTCGGCCGCGAATTCCGCGTGGTGCTCGACTTCGCCGTCGCGGTCACCGATTGGCGCGGTGTCGTCCGCAACCCGTTCGCCGGCTGATCCAAATGGCGACCCTGGTCGAGCTGCAGGCCCTCCGCGACGCGCTGGTGAAGGCGCGCGCGGGGGGCGTCCGGGAGATCCGGGACGCTGACGGATCCTCGATTGCCTACAAGTCGGACGGCGAAATGCGGGCGGCGATTGCGTCGCTTGATGCCGAAATCGCAGCGATGACTGCCGGGCGTCCGCGTCCTGCGGTAATCCGGACGATCACGTCGAAGGGAATCTGAACGTGGTTGAATTCTTGCACGCAGCGGATCGCCTCTTCGTCGCGCCAATTGCCATCGGCAGCGCCGGCACCAGCTCGCCGGCCGAGAGTCCGGTCGGACTCGCCGTCGCCGCGGCGCAGTTCGCGGGCGTCTTTGCGGGCGAAACCGTGCTGCTGGAAGCGTCGCACGACGGGTCGACCTGGTTCCCGCTGCTCGATCGAAACGGCGCGGCGGTCAGCGCCACATCGGCCGCACGGTTCGAGATCTCAACGGCCGCCACATTCGTGCGCGTCCGCGCAACAGCGCCGACGGCTGTCGTGGTCAACGTAACCGCTTGGGACATGTCCCCAAGTTTTTAACCTTCAGAGGAAACAAATGGCCAAGAATTACATCCAGCCCGGCGACACGCTCACCATCCCCGCCCCCGCGACGGTCGCTTCGGGCGGCGTGGTGATCGCCGGCGACATTGCCGGCATTGCGGCCGGCGACGCGGCGTCCGGCGCGCCGGTCGACGTGGTCACCCGAGGAGTCTTCGCGCTGCCGAAGGTCGGCACCGATGCATTCTCCCTGGGCGCCAAGGTATACTGGAACAGCACGAGCGGCCTCGCGACCGCCACGCCTTCCGGCAACACGCTTCTCGGCACCGCTCTAGAGGA